AACAGCCTCAGCCAAGCCGTTCATTTTCAGAACGTTCGCTGACTGACCAGCGCCATACAGTTCGATAGCAAGGATAGCGCTCATCGTGAGAGCCGCATTGGACAGATCAGCCTGAATCCGACTAAATACAGCCTGTGGACCACGATTGTAGATTTCAATATCTTCAAGGTATTCTGTGACGTTGACAGCGTGATGCTTCAAGTCAAAGGTACCAGCGTCACTTGTTCGCCGCTTGGTAATATCGAAAGTGCCGTTTGTACCATAGGCTCCACCGATCATAGGCTTATAGATAAAGTTTTCCTGAATCATAGCCCCGCCAGCAGCACCACCAGCCACACGCCGGATTTCATTTGTCTTCAGGTAGGCCAGAAGAGGATCATTTTTAAAGACCCCATCCACCACACCAGGGACAATATTTGTCAACGTAAAAACGTTAACTTCATTTGTAATGTTATTCGCCATCTAATTTCTCTTTCAATTCAACTAGCTACTAAGCTTGCCGAGCCGTTGCGCATCCGAAAATGCCTTTACAGCCGCCATGACGCCGTATTCATTCTTTACAACACCACCATTGGTGGTAAGTCCATCAAGTGCGTGTGTATTGCCATGAAACTCAGAACCTTGGCTAACCGGAACCGTGTAGTTCTTTATAGCCTCTTGTGCGCCTTCTTCACGAGCTTTTAAGATCGCTTTGTCGAATTCTGCTTTTTGAATTTCTTCTCGTTTCGGTTTAACAAACATTTCGTAAGCCTGATTAATATTAATGCGCTCACGAGACGCAACTTCAAGAACCTTGTCTGGATCCAACACTTCGTTGTAATCCTTCAAATGCTGCATGCCCAACCTAGTGATAGCATTTTGATATGCCACGCTTTGTTTAGCAAGCTCTTCAAGCTGCTCTGGTCTTACACCAGTGCTTGCACTGCCGTCTTCTAAACTGACACCACTGTCAGTCAATTTCTTTTTAAACAAATCTTCCTGCTGCTTAAACTCAACTTCTTTGTCAGTTTTCCAGGTTACAAGACCATCCCAATAATCTTGGGCTTTCCTGATCTTATTATCGTATTCTGCCTGTTTCCGACTAAAGTCACTTTGACGAAGGGTACCTTCCTCAAGACGTTTAGCAATAGTTGGATTCTTAATAGTATTCAAAAGTACCTGTCGAGTGTCTTCATCAAGACTGACACCACTTGTGATGTCTGCGACAAATTCGTCAACGTTAAAAGCCATGAATGCCTCCGTGCACTACCTTGAAAGTTCTTCCTACATTCCAGCAGGCATCGGAGGAAGCGGCTGTTGCACGGCACCCTGTGTAGGTTCCTGCTGCATCATTGGCAATCCCTGCGTAGCTTGCTGAAGTGGCGGCTCCGAACTGGTAGCGCCTTGCTGTACGGCTATTTTAAGACCAGACCGCAACTGGCCTATTAGCATTTGCGCAGTCGGCTGGAATGATGGAATAATTTGGCCTACAAGATCCAAAAGCTTGGCGCTTTCAGCAGCTGCTTGCATTGCCATCTGAATAATCTGCATATCCCCACTAAACTGAGCACTTGGTGCTAGCGTGGACATAGGCGGATTAGGATTAGAACTGGCCCCGAAACTAGGTGGGGAAGGTGGAACGCCATCCAATGGTGGAGATGGCATTGGCATACGTGACATTACTTCTTGCCGCTCTTAACCGGCGTAACCACCGCTTGACCAAACGGTGTCTTTACACCATGCTTATCTGAGAACTTTTCCATTCTTTTCACCTCTATAAAGATACAATTTCAACCTACAACTATACTATACTTACTTGTAGAATGCAATACTTTTCTTTCTGTTTGTTCAACTAGCACAACGTGCTAGCCACTCTCACTTACGCGGCCATCAGGTCGCAATTCTGCTGGCTGTTGGCCACTGGCCTTACGACCAGCCGCACTAACGGCACCTTCATAACCTTGCTCAGCAGCAGCCTGCATCCGTTCAATAATTGTCTTAGGACTGCCCGGCAGTTCACCAATATTGGGAATCTCCAGCTTTTCCAGCAATGTGACAGGATCTATAATGCCAGCCCTAAACAGTTGTAAATACAACAGTTTGTCCTGTGTCTTAGCCAAACTCAGCAATGAACCGGGCGCAACGAAGTAGGTAAAGCTGCGCAGATGTTCGCGTGCACGTTCTGCCCTAGACTTAAGACCTTCGTCTGTGGCAAATCGACTGGCCTCACCCACCGCATCAGCACCGAACGATTCAGCGAACTGGGTGCCGGTAAAGGTAGGTACTAAAGTGCCTGGATCGAAGTAATAGTCTTCAAAGTCCGCGCCTTCAACACCAAGAATTTCAACGCGCTGTGCAACAGTATAGAACTGCATAAAGTTGCCGCGCATCATTGCCCCAAGTTCGCGCATGAAGCTCTCTAGGACACGGCCCTTTGTCCTGATAGTAGGGCCTAGATTCTCAAGCAGAGATTCCACAGTAGTGTCAGCGTTCATCTGCTTCAGTTGCATCAAGGAACGCATATCCAGAATGCCCATGACATGATCTTGATGCTGATCTGCCTTCTGCCACAGTTCCATAACATACGGCGGAAGCTCAGGTGGCTTCTCAACAATAAGTCCTTGACCCTGTGTTTGGTTCATTTTGAACTTAAAACCGGGTTTGCGACTATCGAAATTGTCGATTACTTGCCGATTAGCTGCGTTACGATCAATATAGATGCCGGGATTTAAGGCCTTGTGACAGGCATCAGCCACACCCTGCAACATATCATTGGATGCCTTGTAGGCTGACTTGGCATCTGCCATTGCGCTTTTGCCGAGCAGAGAGTGTGCCCATGGGTTCAATGTAAGCTTGATGACAGGAAACATTCCATGCCAATAAGGATTGCCGCCATCAAACAGGATAGCATGTAAGTTAGCGATGACGATGAGCCGGCCACCAGGATACAGCATCTCACCCGGTTTAACCCAATAACCCCACGGATTAGAATCTTCTGGCCCAGGTCCAACCCACTTGCGTGAACCACTGTTATTTATAGAGCCATCTCTGACGTATATTTCATAGTGATCGTAGGTTGGTATGGCGAAATCTGACTGTTTCTTATTGTTATCACGTTGTAGGTGATCTAAGATTGGTGAACTGATTTCGGTATTAGCCAGACCAACGCTAAGTGCGCCCTCATTGTTAGCAACAATACGGGCTGCTTTCTCTGGAAAACGTGCGCGACCCCAATTGACAGTGTTCCGCGTCTTGATAATGATGCCAACAGAATCCTGTATTGTATCCTTACTATTTGGTCTGATCGGCAGGATATCCCTATAGTCCTTGATGTGTAGGTCTAAGTCACCAACACCTTGCTTAAGCGATGGATTGAAAATGATATGAGCGTAGGCTGTGCGCTTTACGAGCGAATCCTTTACAAGCAGCAGCATCTTAATGTCGATGTTATTGTTGTACCACCAAGCTGTCATCAACTTATCGAGTATCTGACCCTGACTTTCATACAAGGTATTATATGTCTTGAAAGTGCCAATTGGCCTGAAGTCAGTTAATGAGGAGGCAAGATCATCTATGTTCTTACCAATGCGGTTCATTGTGTAATTGGATAGATATTTGGGGCGAGCATCTGCGCCAGTATCCGTATTAGGATACCGGGCATCTCCCATGGCGATCTGCATATTCTCGTTGGTATCTTCTGAGGCGCTCTCAGAACGTAGAAGGGCTTCGCCTTCACGAGAAGCTAACAAGACCCAAGCAAGCAGTTCTGATTCATAACCGCTTTCCGGTACATTTGTCTGGGACGGCCTGACAACATTGGGGGTACGCACTGCCACCTTCGGAAGAGGCGGATCAGCAGGAGTTCTAAACATATTATCGGCCATTACTTAACACCACTCATCTGTTCGCATTGCTGGTTGATTACATACTGTCCATTGTGGACCTAGCGGCCATAACGGAGCTGTGTTTGGGTATACTGGGTATGTTGGGTATACCGGATAGGGCTGTGTTGTTTGTCTCCCACATGTCGGACATGTATTGCATGTTGGGCAGACCTGTGGTTTAGGTTTTATATAAATGGCACCAAGCTCAGATGTACTAGTTGGAGTAACAGTACTTGAAACTGGCGGTATCGCACCAGTTTGGCAATATCCAATATGTGCGTTCATTATTTCTCCATCGTGGGCAAGAGTGTTGCCTTATTGTTCGTAAACTTATCTGAACCATCCCAATATTCAGGACCAAAACCATCTACTGGATCTGGATTGCTTGAATTACCAGAATAGGCATCAAATCTAACATTGTGCCCGGTTGCTTGATAATATTTCTCAACCTGCCTCAGCTTGTGCAGATTGCTGATATCCCATCTACGGCCATCTGGCCCACGATAATTACGCAGACCATCGACAGCCTTAAATGTGTCTGCCGTGTCTAGGTGAGGAACAGACCATAACATGGACATTGTTGTATGGCAGTACTGGCATTCTGGCTTTACCACAGCTTCTGGCTCTATGGCTGGATCATAAATTTCAGTGAAGTGATTACAGGAGGTGCAGGCGAATTCGCGTAATGGCATTATTTTCCAATTAAGCCTCTGGTAGAACCCCACAAATATGTGGAGAGAGCTTCATTTATGACATCAGATACATATTGCTTGTATTCTGGCCGACCACTGGACTCGAACTGTTCCCGCAAAGCGTAAGCATCCTCAACACAGATGTTAATAGGTTCGCCATCGACAGAGATCCTGAAATTGTTGACAAACATACTAGTTACGTCATCAGCTGTTTTAAACACTTTCCCTCCCACAATATCCGACATCTTAGCGAGATGCTCTTTCTTCAATACAATCCTCGGGCCACTCTCGATCTGCAATAGCAGTGCAATATGTTTTTCAACATACTCATAGATGTTCTTGTTGCCGGCCTTATCAGCTGCAATCTCAAGCATCTCATATATATTATCTGGGATCCGTATTGCCAGTTTCATTAATTGCTCCTCTCAGGAAATTCGTAGTCCATCATTTCGGCAACAGAACACGGCGTATTGATAAAGTCTCTGCGCTCTGTAATCGGCTTGAGGCTAGGTGTGTATGCATCCAATATACCAGTAATAGAACGATCACGTCTTTTTGCAAGTTCCTCAGTCTGGCCATAATCGTTAAACTCCATATCGTGGGCACTCCACAGAGCAATAAATCCAGCCATTGCTAGATCGTCATGATGCCCCTTAGCCGCCTCCACACGTTGTTTATCGTCAAGTTTTTCCAATGTTTGAAGTTCAGTTAGAAGCCAAGGGCTTTTAATATCCCACCAACCCTGATTAACATAGTGAATAGCTTTACTGATAATCTTTGGCCTTGTGCGACTAGTAGTCCACCAACCGAACTTGTTAGACTCGACATGCTTTATTTTATCATAAGACTTCCAAATAAACAAGTTATTATAATTGTAATCATTACGAAGTCGGTGCACGACATCATCGCTGATGTTACACTCAACAGACATTAGCGCCAGTCTATCTTCAACAGTATTCTTATACAGTTCACCAAGCATGTAACATATGGGCGTCAGGTCATGCACATTGACGGTGTTGGCGCAGAATTCACCAACCTGTGTATCTTTTTCTTTCACAGTGCCATTACGAAGAACATGTATGGCAGCGTTATCCTGACCGATGCCCCATGATGGATCCACACCTATGGTATAGTCTGTACCTGGGCGCGGTGGTTCCCACATGACAAAGAAGCCCATTGGTGGTTCATCCCAGTCGGGTGTCCACTCTGCAACACGCTTCAAGTTAAAGTTAGATCCGATTTTGTATGCTTCTGGAACCATTACTTGTATACTGTCTTTTCTTGCAGTTCAAACAAATTCATTGTCTGTGTCTTAGCTATCCGAATAAGATCATTCAGTTTTTCTGTGCTAAAGACGGTTTTGCCGCTGAGTTGAAAGGCTTCCTGATCATCGCTGGCATACTCCGCAAAGAATTCATGTAACCTATCCTTAGCTTTGTAGCTTTCGTACATTTGCTCCCACCAGAACATTTGCTTCCTATTTAAGTCTACACCCTTCTCGGACTTAATGGTCATAGCGAGGCGCATAACTCGTTCAGATGGACCCCATCCTAGATCAGGTTCAGTGGCATACTTTTCCTTGATTGCCCACCATGGAATAAAGACTGGTATGAAACCATAGAAACGCTTACGTTTAGCGTCACGCCAACTCTCGTACCAGAAACCCTGCTTACCATTAGCGGTAGATTCCATGATAAAGAATGTGTTTGGGCTAGAGCCTGATATGACGGCGGGTATCAGATCTTGTGTTATCTGTTCAACGTTATCCCATGTTGCCAGCTCACTGAGGTGACCGCTGTGTACGGTGACGCCCTGACCAATACCACCAGACCTTTTATTGCCGCTGTCTACCTGAATAAGGCTGTCTTGTGTATCGAAGAATAGCTGGCTACCTTTTACGTGAAACTTACGACTTGGCTGTAGATAGGATGGCAGATTATTACAGATACGTTCCATCATATTGAACAGGAATTCGCTCTTTTCAGGCGTATCGCTAGCCACAATAGATGTAGTGCCAGTACCATAAATCGCTTTATGTGTGAGAATTGATTCACTGAGTGTACTAGAGCCGACTTGCCTTGCTTTTAAGTTGATGAGCAGCATTGGCTTCTTCGCTTCTTCTAAAGTGCTGATGGTATCCATTAACATTTCTTGGGATTCCCAGAACTTCAGCCGGGCAAGACCGCCTTTATCCTGTTTAATGAAAGCATAGCGCGTGGCCCAATAACGATAGCTTATCTTGCACATCATGACTTCATTGGTGGCGAATAAGTTCTCTTGTTCGTTCAAGTTACGAACCCTTTTGGGATTCATAGCCGTAGAATCAGGATGCACCAGCGTCTTAAAGTGCTCAACCCACCTATCTACCTCGTCAATTGAATGCTCCTTCAACTTTATTGGTAGACTTGATTCAATCAGGGCAGCTTTTGCTGCAATTACCTTATTGGAGTACATTATTCAGGCTTTTCGTAGATCGTATTGGGCACACTTGAAACAATTTCAGCGTCCAGGATGGGTTCTTTTGCAGACAGCGCATCCACGGCTTTAATAAGTTGCTCAAAAGAGTTATCGCCCGGTAAAAAGCTACCCTTAAATATGTTTGCTTGCTGATTTATGGTCAAGCCAACCAACGGGGCGCGCTTATCCTCAGCTAGACCGACGGTCTGTAGGAACATCTTTCTGTTTTGAACGTCATGATCCTTGAAAACGCGCCCTTGGCCACGGCAATTGTGGCAAATTTGTGTTCTGTGATCACCTTTTTCGTCTATTGCCCACTCACCCTCACTGTTTATTGTCCAAATACGGCCACTACCCTCACAAAGATGGCAGGTGTGGTAGGTATTTTGGGCATTCTGGGCCATCTGTTCCATCACCACTGGGGTGCTTGTAGACAATGCTGTCAACGATTTGACGGCTATTTCGGCTGTTTTAGCATCTTTGAAGGCGGCAACAATGGCATTAAAAGGTATTCTATGTCTGCCACATATGGCAGCAAGGCTATAGCGAACATTATCATCTTGACCAGCCGCACTGGCATATTCCAAGAAATCTGGATCCTGCAGCAGCTTATTCACTAAACCGACACCAGTGCTACTTTCAGGGCAGTGCTGGAGGGTACTAATTAAGGCGTCACGGCCTCCCAGAGCCTTCTCGAACTGCTGAAACGCCTCATACACTGCCTTGACCGGCACAGAGGCTCTATTGACCTTCTGGAGGATCTTCTGGGTCTTCTCTGTGGTATTCCTAAAGGTATCCTCAATAATAGCCAGTGCCGTTTCTTTTATGTTATCTGACTTCTTACTACGCTCCATATTGGCAATTCGGGGCATCCGCTTACCTCTAATCGGCGTGGCAGAGGCATTATCTACAAGCTTTGCTAATTCATCCATTGTCGTTGCCTAACCAGCCGTACTCGGTAACTCGTTGCTCTTCAGCATCTTGCTGCTCGCGTAGCTGTTGCCTATTTGTGTCAATAAGCTCACTTTCATCCTTTGAACCGGGCTTACCTTTGCGTATATACATACGGCCTGTTTCTTGGGCATTTGCCACAGCAAAATACTCCAAGGCATTAGCAATACGCCTAAGCTCTGAACCTATCCTAACCAGTGGCCGTAATGTGTCAAAGAATGCCATATTTAGAATTTTAGGCTGTTTTCCGTAAGAACGGCATAAAGTCCGTTAGCAATAGAGTTTGTAACGATCTCTTCTGTCTTTTCATCCAGAAATTCACGTAAACTCCACTGATAATTGACAGCATGTATAATTTCATGCAGAAAGGTGACTGCCAACATTTGCGGGCTTAACGTTGGATCTAGTGTAATAACCTGATTACTTACATCAGTTTGCCCGCATATTTGTTTTCTGGCACACAGTAGTGGATCCGGTATAATTCGCCAGTCCAAGCCGCCTACCCTGATAGATTCAGGATACTTGCCAATCTGTTTCATCTTACTGTTTTGTGCCATTTAGCCGCCTATACCGTCATAAAAGATCCATTTAGATGCTACATGCTCTTCAAAATATTCTGTCCAAGCCTGTGTAAGTTCAAGTTCAGTTTCATACTGCATCCATGCCGCATAAGCGCCGAAAGTCATCCACCACATCAGCCATGCGGCTGTCACCACAGCATATACCCAGAAGCCATACACCAATATGCTATTTAAGGGCATTGCCAGCAACCTCTAGATTTTCGCGTAGAACGGTGGTGAGAACAGCTTCAGGTAGGAGCATACCCTCACGACGCAGTCGTGACAAGAGGCTGTCAAGTATCATAAGATGTATGCGTTGAATATGTTGAGTTTTGCCAGTTTCCCAGTTATGCAGCGTGGACACAGCTATCTGAAATCGCTTGGCAAATTCCACCTGCGTCTCTTTCAGCGAAAACCGCGCCCTTAGAACATTCTGCCCCAACTTCGTTGGCACAATTGGATGCTTTATGTAGCGTTTAGTGCTCATTTTGATATTTGCGCGCTGTAAAAGTGCCATGCGTATACGTATAACCCTCCGCTTGTAAAGCGTCTGCTTGATGCCTGAGCCAGTCCGCCGTTCGCTGCAGGTCGAGCGGGGTCATTGTGCCGGCCCCATTTATGGTCAATGTCGCTATCGTCTTTGGTTCATTCATTATACTAAGATAGTCCATTGCGCTAATTTGCATATGTGCCTGACCATTGTGCTACCATTGTGCCGCGCCACATGAGGCTGAAGGGAAAAAAGCCCCGCCGCTGAGGAGTGACGACGAAGCCTTGTTGGAGGGAGAGGACATTTTTATCTTATACTACTTTCAGTTGGTTGTCAACTCCTATCTATTAAACTTAGAAGTCTCTGATAGCTTGTGTCAAGTTCCAATTTCGTTCCACGATACTCTAGATATCGTCTTTTAAATGCGTCGGATACAAAATTTGTATGCAACTTATACGAGCCACAAGTGCCTCGAATATCTGAAAACAGATACGACGGCCTATTATTATCCTGTGAATCTTTTGATGCCAACCATCGACCACCAAGCAATTTAGTTGGATTCTTATAACTATTGGCATACATATGGATATTATATCCATTGTACTTAGTTAGATACTTAACTGTTGGTTTAGTAGTATTAGTTGAGTTCCCAGCAATAGTGGGTGTGCCGATAAGCGCAATACCTGGGAACAATTTGAGGAAGAACCGCCGTGTCATGCTAAGCAAATTGGACCAAACTCCCAAATAACTTCTAAGTTCAAGAGGGTATTCTAACACGCGAATATCCATGAGTCAAGCTCCTTTTTATTAGATAATTTCTAAGTTACTGGCTTTACCACAAAACAGGCCAGAATTTTTTTTTAA